AGCCCCGTCATTGTAACCTGCTATTACAGTTCTTATATTCATACCTTGTAGCCTTTTAAACGGCTGCCTAAGTATTTCTAAATCTCGTTCGTGCGTTCCGCTACCTGACCAAAACAATCTGACCTTGTAATCTTCGGTCTTGTTATCCTGGAATTGTTCTTGTCCGTATGGTAAAGCGTTTGGTAATATGTGAACGTTCTTATTGTATTGGCTTATCTCACTTGCTAACCTTTCGTGAGTGCAGGTGCATAGGTCTGCAACTTCTAAGTAATCGGTAATCTGTTTTCCTATATTATTGTACTTGTATCGGTAATACAATAGATGCGTTTCGCTAAGTTCCCAGTAATCGTCATTATCAACCACTAACTTGAAGCCATACTTAGTGCGCCAAATGTCCATTTGCTTTGCATCTATTTCGTTAAGCATTCTATTCATTAGCACAATATCCCAACCCTGCTCAAGTAGTTCGTCATTTAATACGTCTGTTATAAGTGCGTACTCCTTTTCCAAGTGTACTATTGGCATCATTATTCGGTGCAGTCCTACGCCTGAGTTGGCAGAAGTTATACAAAGTATTCGCATCTTATATTCTTTTGGTTGTGATATATGTCTTGATATTTATCCCATACGCTTTGCGCCCGTGCTAAGCTTTCGTCTTTCATTCGTCTATATTCCGTGCCGTTACCTACATCGTGTCCTATATGTTCTGAGCGCATATCTGGCAGATAGTAATTAGTAAATCCTGTAATAGTTGCTCGTTCTCCATAATCTCTGTCTTGCATTCCGTATGGGTCATAGGCTTCATTATAACCGCCAACTGTGTCTATAAGTTCACGAGTAATAAAGTTATCTCCAAAAGGTGTATGCGTTTTATGTACCCCGTCTACTATTGGTGGCAAATCTTCTACGCAATGTATTCCTATTATGCCTGTCTTTTCTATTCTTTGTGCGAACAAAACAAACTTTGCCAACCAATTCTCAGGAAGTAAAATGTCATTGGCTAATAAACAAACCGCATCATAGTTAGTAGTAAGCCTAAGTCCTGCGTTTACCCCTGCTGCTATGCCACGCTTTTCTTTTGACAAGTCATAACCTGCAAAAGGGTAGTTAAACGTTTCGTGCGTGTCGCTGCCATTGTCTATTAAAAAGCAATCGGCATTGTAACCGCTATTAAAAAAGTTTTGGTTAATTACACGCTGAGTTAAATCGTGTCTATTTTGTGCAAGTAATAAAATAGCTACTTTCATTATCTTATGTTTGAGCCTATTTCCCTTGCAGGTACTCCAGCATATTTAGTATTTGGTTTTGCATCTCCTTTTAAAAAAGCACTTGCTCCAATCATACAATTTTCTCCTACGTTTGCAAATTGATGCAGAACTGCATTAAGTCCTATATTAGCACCTTTGTCAACAATAGAATGCCCACCTATTTTTGCTCCGCAACTTATTGTTACATTATCTAAGATTGTGCAATCGTGTCCAATGTGTGCGTGTTTCATTATGAAACAATTATTGCCTATAAAGGTATCAATCTCAGTTCCTGCGTCTATTGTTACAAGTCCTGTAATAACATTGTTATCTCCTATATATACTTTGCCTTTTTCTTTTTGCCAGAACTTCTTATGTTCTGCTTTGTCGCCAATAATACAATAAGCACCAATGTAATTGCCGTCTCCGATAATTACGTTATCGCCAATAATAGCAGTAGGGTGAATAAAGTTAGCCATTCTTTTTATTTTTAGGTTTAGGTTGTTCTTCGTACCAAGTATACAAGCGTTTAATCATATCAAATATACAATTACCGCACCATACTGTTAAGATAAAATCTGCACTCATATACTTTCGATAAATATGCTCGTACATTTTTAAGATGTCTAAATCGATATTACGCACATATCCATTTTGGACTGTATGCCAATTACCGACATTATCATCTAAAAATTTTCTGTGTTCTATTTCCATAAGTTCCACATTAGTTTTGAAAGTAAAGGTGCTAACACTCCTGGTATAAATACAAACGCAATAATGTCTGTAAATAATGCAGGTAATAAATATAAAGCTAATCCTGTCCAAGCTGCTAAACAACTCGTGCAACTAAAAGGCTTGTAATCTAATTTCCACTTCCTATGAAATTGATGTATCTCTACAAAGAATATTGCAAAGCATATTGCTGCTATAATTATCATTTGCGTAATTGTTTTTTAAGTTCTCGTTTAGTTAATTTAAGTTCTCTATGTATTGACATATATGGAATTCCTGTAACCCTGCTTAGTTCTTTAGCGTTACAGTTATGCTTAATAGCATACACTCTTAATAGTTCAGCTTTGTACCAGTGCATCTTTGATAGTTCGTCTTCTACTTTGTTAAGTAAATCTTCGTCCCTATCGTGTACTATTAATTCTACTTCTAAAGGTTTGCGGTATGTTCTATAAAATTGGCTCGTGTTACTCTGCATCATATTAATCATAGTCCTAACTAAGTAGAACTTTAACACGTTACGAGTTCGCATATCAATTAAACGCTCCTCTTCCATTTCGCATAGCACCTTAAATAATTCGCTTCTTAAATCTTCTCGTAAATCTTCAGGCTGCATTTTGTCTATTGCTTCCTTTAGTTCTCGGCTTTCCCAAAGTTCTAATATGATACTATTCTTGTTCATACTCCTTTAAGGTTAGTTTACCATTATCTTCAGTTGCTATGTAACAAAAACAATTTGCCGTTTTTGCTAAGTTTAAAAATGCTATTTGATAGCTGCTAAGTTTATCGCCTATTGCTTTGGTCTCGCAATATACCGCTACTCCGCTTTGAGTATGAAAACCTACTACATCTGGAACTCCTTTAAGTCCTATAAATGTGCGACCTCTTACCGCAAGATTATTATTGCGCCATACAAAACACCCGTTTTTATTTAGGGTCTTGATTGCTTCTTTGGTTAATTCGTTTGCGGTCATATTACAAAACTATATTAAGAAAATGAAACTTTACCAAATTTTATTTGTTCCTCAAAAAATAAAGCTACTGCAACTGCTCGTGCCTGGTTCTTTAGCCATTGCTCAGTCCATTCGTCTCGGTATTGCTTTGCACTTATGATGTCCATTTTATTAGCTTTGTAGGTAATAATCTCCATAAGTTTCTTTTTAGCAACTGCGCCATCTTCTTTTGTCCATATCTTAATTCCTGAACTATTAAGCTTTGTAAATACGGATAATGGGTTAAACAACCTGTCAAAAGTTCTATTTTCCAGAACTTTATATTCTTGGTAACTGTAATCAATTATCTCTAAATCTGTTAAGTGAGGTATTGCTTCTACTCGTTCTTGTGGCATCATTTTTCTTACTTCGTTTGCTTTTTTCTTGTATCTGTCCATAACCTGACTAAAGTATGCAGGACTAAAGTTCTGGTAGTGGTCTATAAAGTCATTCGCTACCATTTGCTTAAACGCTACTTTAACTTCGTTTATTGTAAACCCACCATACTCGGTTCTTATCCAATCTTCTAAAACGGCTAACTTAACTTCGCCAGGAGTATTAATTCCTACAAGCTGCATCAAGTAAACAAGGTTTTGCTTAAATATTATAGAGTTTAGGTTCCTCATTCTTTCCCCTACAAATGCGGTCATAATCTCCTTCTCCATAGGAAGTAGAGTAGATAAAGTTGTAGTTTCTAAGTTCTTCGAGTTCGTGCTTATTAAGTTTTCTGTGATTGTTTGTAGTTCCTTTTGCATATTGTTTAGAGTTTATTAACCAAGTATTTGCTGCGTGTGTCCAACTTTTCATAGGGTTTTTACCTACTTTCCACCCGTTGCTTGTATAGTAATTTACAAACTTTTCAGCTTCTATCTTAGCTAAATCTAAACTAATTTTATTAGCCATATATTCGTAAGCTTGTTCAAAACTACATTTACTTTTATTAGTATTAATATCTTTATTTATATTTTCATTTACATTTTCCATATGGGAGTCCATATGGTGTTGCATATGCGTTTCATATGGTGGTTCATATGAGGGTTTGTCTTTAGGTTTCATATTGTTTCGCCTTGACTCAGTAAAGGTTTTACGCTTTTCTTTTTCAACATCAAGCCTGACATTGTACCATAAACCTTCGTTATCCTGAATAAACTTGCATTTAACTTGCTCCCACAAGTGACCAACCGTATGTTGTATCATATGAGTGTTCATATGCCCTCGGTTAAATTGAAGCATAAGCAAGTCCATATATGCTCCTTTTTCCTCAAATGTCATTCCCATTGTGCCACTAACATAGTCGCCTGGGTAAAATAAAAATGCTGGGTCTTTTGCCATAAAAAAATAAACCCCGATAGGTACGAACTATCAGGGTTATTATTATTTAACCACTAAACACATTATCGGTTCGTACTTCGTTAATGTGTTTTATTATACTGCAAATATACACTAAATTTCTTTAAGTTCTAATTTTAAACAAAGTTTTTTTAGCTTCGTTTTAAACCAGTCCTCAGTTTCTATTAGGTTGTTCGCTTGTTTTATGTTATGGATAGCAGTCGTATGGTCGCTTGTTCCTGTGTACTGGCTTATCTCCTTAAGGCTTAACTTGGTATACCTTCTGAGTAAGTAAGCAGCAGCCTTTCGACCGAACGTTGTTTTTAAACTTCTATCCTTAATTAATACATCGCACTCAAACTCCTCGTCTACCAATTTAACAATAGTCCTTGCGCCAATGTCTAACCCTAAAGGCTCGTTATCTTCTATGCCTAACAACCCTAACTGCTGCATCATTTCGTGAAGTTGCAAATGGGTGTTGCGTTGTGCAAAGTATAACTCCTTTAACTGTCTAATTGATATATCTCTTTTTCTCGTTAGCATAATTAAAACGGCAATCCTTCCGTATCTTCTTTTGGTTTGAAATCGTTTACATAAATCTTGTAATCTGGTTGCTTATCCTCTGTCTTGTAAGCGTTTACCCACATTGAATACTTAACATCATTAATTGTAAAATTAATTACTTCTCCTTTAGCGGTGGTCTTTTTCCACGCGCCTGTACTCCATTTTTTTTGTTCCATTTTTATTTGTTTTTAATTGAATATTGAGCTACTAATTTACTTTGTTTTTTCGTACCAACATTAATTAATTCCGTTCGTACTTTATAGCCTTTGCGTTTTAATTCAAATACTACGGCTGCTAATCTCAGGCTATTGTACTTCGTTAATGCCTGAATTGGTGTCAAGGTTTTGCCCGAAAGCAAGTGGTTCAAGATTTGTTGTTGTTGTGTCATTGTTATTGATTTGGGTTAAGAATACTGGTTTGTCTAAAATTGTTTGGTACTTATCTATAAACGCTAAAAGGTCTGCATAAGCTTCTTCGTTATACCAAGCATAATGGTACACTTCAGCTAACAATATTTGCCTTTCAAATGGTAGCAACTCTTTCATTAGCTTTTCTTTATTGTTTCTTTAATCTTGTTAAATTCGTCTAAACTCTTAATGGCATTGATTTTCATAGCAGCCTTTACCTTTTGGTCTTCAGTAAACTTTGTCTTATCTAACTGTTCAATTAAGAATGCTTTTTGCCCTTCGCTTACTTCGTCTTTATGCTCATTAGTAGCATCTGCATCTTTAGTATCGTCTATGGCAAACAGTCCGTTAAGCGCATATTTACGAGCATAGCTACTTGCTGCACCCGTAATCTGTGAAGCGTCCATTCCTTTTTTGTTTTCTTCTTCCCGTGCTAACCCAGTACAAGTTATGTTATCCTCTCCGTTACTTAAACAAGCAGTAGCCTTTACATAAACTCGACCGCCTACTTCTATTACTTCGTCGCTTAACATTAAAGCATAGCCGTACTTATGGCAGATAGGTTTTGCAGCTTCTATAATATCTTCTGCACTTCGGTACTTGTATTTAGCAAAAGCATTGAATTGGTTTTTAGGTGCTTTTAATTCCTGTTGAATTTTTATTAGGCTCATTGTTATTGGTTTTGGGTATCTATTGAATAGTGTTCTAAAATTTCGATAATAGGTTCTTGCCTTTTCTTTAGGCTTACAAAGTACTCGTATGCCTGAGAGTATTCCATATACATACTTGCACTATCGTATTTGTTATCTACTAAAGTGTAGTAGAATATTGTGCCGTCTGGCTTAGTTTCTTTTATAAATTCAATCTTCATATAATTCGTTTTTTAAAAGTTCAAGTTCTGCATTGTTTTCAACCCAACGAGTAAACGTGTAATCATCATCTTCGTAATCGTAGTTTTTAGGCAATAGAGCAGGGTCATAGGGGTTTGTAATACTCCTGTTCCCGTCGATTAATATGTTCCCGTATCGCTGATATTGGAACAATTGGTAGGTGGTTAAGTGTGTCATTTTGTGTTTTGTTTACACAAATATACAACAATGCACAATACAAAGTGCAAAACTATTAAAATATTTTAAAATTATTTTTGCAACATTGTTGCATTTATACGTAAGAACGTACGGATATACGTACAAAAAGTAGTAGTATTACTACCTTTTGTTGTACTAAAGTGCAACTTTATAGCGACTTTTGGAAGTAAAGTTTGTCAGAACCCCCGTAAGAATATTCGGGTAAGTAAAGCCTAAACCCACACGAGATTAGGTTATTAGCTGAAGGGAAGTTGTCAAGTGTTGTGTAAGTAATAGCTATATGGCAAAAGGTAGATGCAGCCTTTAACCTGGTCTTAATCATTCGTCTTTGTATGCCTTGCCCTCTATGTGTTTTTTTAACCCACGCTCTATTAAATATGCAGATGCCTTTAGAGTAAATAGAACCACAATAAGCAACTATCTCGCCTTCGTCAAGCATAACCCACCATTCACGATTGAACTGGAACTCGTCTCCGCAACCCTTAAAGTTTGGGTTGGTGTAATCTAATTCCCTTAGTTGCTCGTAGGTTTCTCTATCTAAAATATTTCCGAAGCTGAATATCTTCTTTAGGCGCATTGTGTATTTGTTCAAGTTTGGTTAAATATAAAATCGCATCTTGCAGCTCCTCTTTCAAATGCGTTATCCATTGTCCTGTACTTAAATCACTTCTGTCCATTGTAGTCCCGTACTTTGATTTGCCTACAAGTTCACGCCTACGCATATCTTCTATTACTGCTGCTAATATTTTACTGTCCATTTATTTGTCTGTTTTGCTATGTATCTTAAAACAAGTTTTGCACTTGTATTGTATTTTCTTTACACCAGTTGCCGTTGTTCTACGAAGTGAAATAATTAAATCGTCGCTGCCACATTCAGGGCAAGAGCCTCGGTCTTGACCAAAGATAACCCCGTAATGTGTTTTAGGTTCTATGTGGTTTTTAAGTGCGTTAAATACTTGCTCTAATAAAACAACATCTTTTTGGCAGTACTTAATCATTTTAGCCATAGCTACTTTGTCTTTATGCAAAACAATGTCTTTCCATAAACTATATTCGGTTTTGATTTTAGTGCCAATGCCTAAGTAGTCAGCTATGTAGTTAAGCTTGTTGCTATTAAATCTAAACTTTTGCCTTGCTACCTTTAACGTATCAATAGTAACGTAAGAAGGGAACATCTCTATCTTGTGAAACAAGCACCTGGTTCTTATCCAAGCAAGGTCGAACTTATCGCCGTTGTGTCCTACTAATTCAGATGCCGTATTTGCTACTTCAATAAAACTTTGTAGCATCTTTTTATCGTTTTGCTTTGCGTCCCATTGTAAATGGTAAACTTCTTTTTCGTCTTCCCACTTGTAACAGATGCAAATAATTGCCCGTTCTTGAATTATGCTATCTGGTGTGATGTTTAGCTTATATCCGGCACTCCAGAAAAAGCCAACATTGGGCGAGGTTTCGATGTCAAAGAATAGGCGTTTGCGTTTGGTTTTGAGCATTGTTTATTTTTTGCTGAATTTATCTATTGTGGTGTAACCCATAGCAAATAACGTAAGATACAAGACGGCATCGACCAACTTATCGCTTGGGTTAATTTTTAAGATTATGTTTAAGAACAAGGATATAAAAAGACAAACGCTGCCAAGCATAGCCACTACTCTTTTATGGCTAATACTGTTGCTTTCGTCCGATAATAAATTAACTAATATAGTTCTAAAGTTGCTCATATAGTTTAGCTTCACTTTGTGAATAAATCATATGACCAAATATATCCGTATGCTATTTTTCTTTCTTTTCTACAAACTGAATGTATATTACCAATAGAGTAAGTTTTATATACATTTTTAATATCAACACCATATCTCCAAGTATTAATTAAGTTTAATTCTAAATCATATTGGTAAATTTTTTTTCTAAGTTTACCATTTTCTAATCTTGAATTAAGCATTTTATCAATACCTTCTTTAGACATTTTTGTACCTTTTCTTGAAGGTGGTTTAGATTTTCTTAATTTAGCAGCTTTTGAAATACTGATTTTGTGTTTATCACTAAGTTTAACACCCGTTCTAATATTAGATATTTTCTGCCTTACATCTAATCTTTTCATAGGGTTTTTATCTCCAAAAATATCTGGTGGGTTTTCTCCGCCTATTGTCATATTAACTAAGCAACCTGTTTTTAAATCCTTGCGCCCATATAACAATATAAATTCCTTCTCTTTTTCACAAGCTTGTTGCCAAGACAAATTGTCGATTAGTATTTCTACTTCATAATTACTTTTATTGACTACATTATGCCAAAATATAGACCTACCTGTTTTTGATTTTTCAAAAGCTCTTTTATATGAATTGTCTTTTCCAATACCAATATAAAATGGTTCATTTTTGTCTAATCTAATATGCCTATAAACATATGCCATTATGGAGTAAAATATAGTTTTGACTCTGCGTTTCTTCTTCTTTGTAAACCTAATAAAACTTTATCATTTGCCCTCACCCATTTTTTAAATTCTGCATCAATTGTAGGGTCTTTAGGGTTCGCATTTACCTTCTTTAGTAAAGTGCTTCTCCTTAGGTTGCCCGTACCTACATTAAAAGTAAACGAAACTAATGCAGCAAAATTGTTTTCCGTTACATTTGATTTTACAAGCGCATCTGTCATTCTCGCGAAATCGTCAATGATTATGTCAAATAATTCATTCGCCCTTTCCTGAGTAATTACGTCGCCTTCCTTTACTTTGCTTCCGTCTTCGTAAAATGTGTTTCCATAGCCGATAGTCCAGACACCTGCAGGGCATTTGTACGCTTTTAATTTGCACCCTTCAAAGTGCTTTACTAAGTCCTTACCTGCTTTGTTTACTTCCATAACTTATTCCAATATACTAAAATTAATATAATCGCTATTATAAGACCAATTAAAGCCTTCCAAAAGTTATTGGCAGTACTTACCTTATTTTTATCTGCCATCGAAATTTGAGCCGTTTCTGTGCGATTAAACGCTATTGTGTCTTTTTTGATAAGGCTGTTGTCAGTTTCTTTGTTTCGTGTCTCGTAAATCCATTTAGTTACGATTTTGGGAATAACTACAAAGCTATCCTTTGCTATTCGGATTGTGTCATAGATAGTAACCTCTTTTGTAAATATCTGCTCCTTTTCTATAATCTTGGTTACGCTATCATAAAAAGTCAAACGCACGGAATCAATCTTAGTTGTGCCAGTGCTATCATATCTTTTTTCGAACTTCTTAACCGAAGCACAAGATGTAAGTAGTAAAGCTAAAAGTATTATTCTCATTTTAGTTTCTTAGTCATTTTCCAATAGTAACGGATAGCCATTGTGCCTGAAACAATAGCCACCAAACTCGCCAACAATGTGAATAGTGGTTGAATATTTGTAATGCTAATTGTAGCACTAATCAAAGAAACGATTGTTGATTGGTCTGCTTGGTGGTTATTTGCCATTATAGTTCTTCTTCTTCTTGTTTGTTAAATTCTACGCCAGTAACCCAATCTTGTAAGAATGTAAAGTCCTTAAGACCTTCTGGGTTCACCACGTTAATTATTTGAAAATCAAATTCTTTATCATTTAAGGCTTCAATATCTTTAGTCAGCTTCTTGATGCCTTCTTTTGAGAATTTGTAATTTCCTTTGTCATCTAATAATAAGCAATCCTTATCGTCTGTCTGAGCATTGTCTAAACGCAAGATTTCAACTTCTGCTTGATAATCTTCGTGATAGGCTTTAACCTTCTCGTAGATTTTAAAAAGCTTCTTTTGTGTCTTTGTGTCTTGATTGCCGATAACGACATTGATGCTGCTTACTAATTGTAATAGTTGTTTGTATTTCATTGTTTAAATTTTGGTAAAGATATATAGATTTTATTTATTCCACGGCAAAGGTAAATTTACAATGGGTGGGTTCTTAAGGTTTTCAATTTGAGTATCTAAGTTTAACTCCATAGCATCTACGTCATTACCTGCTACTAACCACTCGCATACTTGGTCAAAGGTTAAATCGTCATAAGCAGTAAAGTCAGTGTCCGAAGGTGTGGCACAAGCCATCGCTCCATAAACCTCAGCGGTGTAAGTTCCGTCTTCTGCTTGGTAACGCCAATGTACTACTTTAACTACGTCGGTTAAACCATCTTCGCTCGGTGCGGTGTCCATTTGTGATACTACCCATTTGTAAGTTGTTGCCATTTTTATTTTATTTTATCGTTTAATTCTTGAATTGCTTTAATAAGTACAGGAACTATTTTGCTATAATCTACTCCTTGCATTTCCTTTCCGTCTTTTACTCCTGTTACTGCGTAGTTAATTACCGATTGTAACTCGTGAGCAATAACACCATAAGCACGGCTTTTGTCTGACTTCCATTCGTAATCGTATGTTTTAATTTTGCTTACTAAATCAAGTCCGCTATAATCTTTAAGGTCTTGCTTTAGCCTATAGTCAGATGATGTATTAAATGAAGTTGATGATGTAGTAACTGAAATCGAGCCAACTGAACTTGAGCTTCTATAAAATAATGCTATATCCCCATCTGAACTTAATCTATTTAAAAATAGTGAAACATTACCATCTGTAACGTGCGACACTTGACCATTTGGTAATAAAGCGTGTCCAACAGTTCCAAATGTTGTAGATGTTTTTCCAACACACAATTCCCCCCCACTTGTTATGCGCATACGTTCTCCACCTGCATTGAAAAACTGCATATTGTCTGCATTGTCTGTACGGATAGTTCCGTTACCTACTACGCTTCCACCCGATGTAACAAGCATTTGTATACCTGCTCCTGTAGATTGGTTAGCAGTATTTTCAATTAACATACGGCTTACACCAGAACTTGCAACGTGTAGATTTTGGCTTGGCGAACTTGTACCTATACCTACATTACCCCCCGATGTTATGCGCATACGTTCGGTGTCATTTGTATAAAATGCCATTGGTACATCACCACCACTATATACAACTGTTGCATAAGCAGTTCCCGTAAACGCTCCACCTGTTGAATTGTTTTTACCAAAGTAACACCCACCACCTGCATTAGAGGCTACAAAAGCAGCAGCGTTTGTATTCGTAGATGGCGAAATAGCTATTTGTCCATTTGTGTTCCCGTTGCTCGTTACACTACTTGAGAATGTAGCTGCTCCTGTAGAGTAATTTAATATTAAAGGGAAGCCATTTAAACCAACTGAATAAAAACCAAAGTTATCAGAGTTTTCATAAATACCTGCAAACCATTTTTGACTTCCTACACTAAAATATCCTATACCTGCACTTGCACTACTTGCACCTCTATCTGTTGCGATTGTTCCATAAGTAGTTCCTGAAACTGTTAAACCTGCTCCTGTACCATAAGCACCGCTAAACCTACCCGTACCTGTTACATCAAGTTTATATGTATCATTAGTGTTTCCTATTGAAACGTTACCCGAAGAAGATATGCGGACACGCTCGGTGTCGTTGGTAGCTAATATCATTGGTGTTGCGCCAGATGAAATTAAACTTAAATTTGTTCCTCTTAATACTAAATCTACAACTGCATTTCTGGCATCATTCAAAGCATCCAAACCAATTCCATTATATGCACCTAAAGAACTTGCTTGTCTAATTTCTAAATTTTGATTAGTAGCAACTTTTACTACTAATTTTTCAGCAGCACTCGTTGTATTAATTCCAATATTCCCACTATTATCGTATATCGCACTATTACCTATTGTACTTGTACCTGTAAACTTAGGTAGGTAGTTAGTAGTACCTGTACCCGTTACTGGATTTGTTAAAGCACTTTGCTTGTTGTTAAACGTAGTCCAATCGGTGCTTGATAATAAACCTTGTTGTGAACCACTTGCAGTTGCAATAGCTAAAGTAATAGTTCCACTTGTTGTAATAGGTGTTGAGCCAATAGTTACTCCGCTTGTTGCAGAAGATAAGCCAACACTTGTTACAGTGCCACCCGTTAATTGACTTACTAAAGCTAAAGTTCCACTTGTTGCAGGTAAGCTATAAGTTAATTGTGTAGCACTTGTAATAGTACTTGTATCTAAAATAAAAGAACGGCTTGTTGTGTTTTGGTCAATGTAAAATACAAAGCCTGTTGTACTTGCTGCACCTATGCTGCTATATCCAAGACCTGCAGCCGTGATGCCTGAGCCTTGTTGAAAGTTTATTGTTTCGCCTACTCCTCCTACTGCATTAATCTTTAAACTACGCATTGAAACGAAGTTGCCATCGTCTTCCATTACGCTATTCCCTAAAACACTATTAGCAGTAAATTTAGGTATCGCATTAACATTACCGCTACCAGTTATAGGAGTGCCACCTAAGATAGTCGCTATGCTCTTATTTTTCCAAAGGCTTGTAGATGCTTCCCAAAACAACCCGTCATTGTTTGTAGGTGTTTGTGCAGCTACGTTATGAAGTTCGTCTAACTCGTATCCGTTCTGTATCTTAACCTCGATAATACCTTGAGTAGGGTGTGAACGTACAATTATACCTACATAAACTAAGTGTGCAGGAGCATATTGTTTTGTACTTGTATAAGCACCTGCAGTTGTAGAACTTAAATAAAGCTGAGTACCTACGCTAAAAGCCTGAGTGTCTATATCTGCTAATCTACCTGCAACAACTACAAAGCCATTATTGTTGTTTGTTATATCCGCTTGTACTATTCCGTATGTTTGTGCGCTTGTACTATCGCCACTTGCAAGAGCCTTAGTAACTGTTGGTAAGTTACCTTGACCGCCATTGATATAAACAACTGTCCCTTTTGTTAAAGTCGAACCAGTGCTATTGTAAACTTCAGTAATTAAGTTTTTAGCTTGGTCGATTGTATTAGGGAACGTTGCTAAAGTTCCGTCTCCCTTAATATACTGCGCTCCCGTACCTGCAAAGCCTATGTTAATAGTTCCGCTTGTAGTAATAGGACTTCCTGTAATTGTTAAAGCATCTCCGCTTTCCGTAATCGCTACGCTTGTTACAGTACCCACCGCACCGCTTGAACGCTGCCAAATAGTACCTGAATAAATCACATAATCGCCAACCGCAAAAGTAATAGGACCTGCGCCAAAATTTACTGTCCCTGCTACGTTACAAATGTAAACATCGCCCGTGTCGCCCGTTCCGTTTGCAAGAGTAGGGGTGTTAGTAGATGCGTTCCAAGTACCCTTGTATTCCATTAAAGAACTTGGTAATTGGCTAATAGGTACTTTACCTAAACTATCAAGAGAAGCATAACCATTAGCGTTGCCCTTCTCACTTCTTAATTGATAAGTGTCTAATAAAGCTTGTGAAGGGAATACTTCTACATAAGCCGACCCACTCCATAAATAAAGTTTTTGTGTGTCTTTAGCGCAATAGATAACGTTAATATCGCCCGTTGCAGGGAACGAAGCAAGGTTAGTATAAAACGAAACTGCACCGCTAAATATCGACCCTAATTGTGCAAGTGTAATCTTCTTACTTACTCCACTAATCGGGTCGCCTATAATAGTTAAATCGGTACTAACTGGCGCTAACTCGGTAGCTAATTGGTTAATCTTTTTTCCTATCATCTTAGTATTGGTATATCGACGGGATTTGACACCTGTCATTCAAGTAAGGTAATTCCATTGTAATATCAATCTTAACTCCTGCAAGATAATCGGGGTCGCTCTCAGTAAAGTAAGTCAAAGGTGCAGTATCGCCAATATCCCAAATAGCTTTAGGGTATCTAAGCTGCGCAACTATGTCTTGACCTACTAAAGTCATATCGGATAAAACCTCGGTTTCGTTTGTTTCTTCCATTAACATTCTGTCCATAAAATAAAGGCTAAAATTATAAGTAATATTTTTAGCGTTTATAGTTGCACCCGTTAAAGTGTAGAACATAGCAGGGTAAGTAACCTCGCCGTTGCTTAAACGTTCCCACACATCACCGAAATAAACAAAGTTAATTTGTTCGTGGTCGTTTCCGAGTGTTGTTATTTGTTTGACGATTTGATTGAGTGTTAGGCTCATTCTTAATTTTTTCTAAATAAACACGAAGTTTATTTTGGTTTTTAATTGTTGTTACTTTACTCATAATTAGCAATCACTACAACCTCTATTCCCTTGATATAATTCCTCGAAGCTTTTACCTGCGCAGCAATCAAAATCGCCTAACCAAATGCTCGTTGTGTAAGCATCATTCTCAGGGTGTATTGCATCAATGCCACTACCAGGGTTCAAGTACTCAGGGTAAAGTGTAGAATATTCTTTTAGGTATTTAATCATTCTTTGCTTGTAGAACTCAGCACGAGCCTTATATCTATTCGCCACATCAATCATATCTTGCATAGAAGGGTTCTCGGTATTCTCGCCGCCCTTTCTTAACAAGCCTTTGTTATAGAATTGATACGACAATCCCATTGGCAACTCACTAAGTACATAATGCACTAAAGTATCTGCTATGTATTGGTCTAATAAAATAACCTCATTAGCATTTAAGTTGTTAGCCGTAATACCTGCTTGTAGTCGATTGTATAAAGCACTACCAAGCGCAGGTAAGATATACATATCTTGAGCCGTTTTAATCTCAGGTAATACAAGTTTCTCGTCTACGTTTGCGTGTAATCCAGACCTGTCTTTAATATTCTGTACGCTTATGAATAATGTGTTTAAGCTCATTTCTTATTTTCTTTTAACTATGTTTGAACGCCACTCGTGTCTGCAACTTGGAGAATGTGTGTTTGTTCCTGGCTTAGTATACCAACCGCCTCGCCTATCCCATACAGAATAGCCAAGCCTTGCACTCATTTGCTCAATATCGCTACGAGTATAAAACTTATTAGCAGTTACTAAGTATTTGCAAAAAGGTCTGCTTGTATCTAAATCACTATCATTAAAACCTGCTTTCCATTCGTAAGTGTAACGAATTAAAATCTGCGTTGTTTGTGGCTTAATAGCTTCAACAATTTTACCAATAGGCGCAGTAAGTTCCCTTTCAATAATGATATTACTATCAATGCCTTTGCCTTGCTTTACTTCGCTTGTCTTAATAAACCCCTTTTCAATTAAGGTATCAATAACACGCTTAACCGCTCCTATGTCTTCTTTTAAAGTGTCAGCAATTACCTCAGGGGTAATACGCTTATCCTTAACAATTAAGTCCAAGATATTGCTTTGTAATTGTGTTACATCTGCAAACATTTCAAAGTCAGCATCGTCGCTAAATCTTGTCTTACTTTTAAGAACCTCGTAGTTGTTTCTGTCTTCTCCGAACTCAAAGAAAACTTCAAAATCTTGTTCGCTAAATTCTAAATCTTCAGCACCTAACCAAGTCGCTACTTCGTCATCACTTAAAGCATAACCGCCCTTAAGCATAGAACTTGCTTGTTCCCTTGTTATCTTACCCTTGTTAAAATCACGAATAATGCGCTGCATATTCTGCCATTCGCGACCTTTTAATCCTTTAATATGCTCGTTTACACTTAAAGGACTTGCTGCCATTGGTTGCTCAGTTTCAATAGGCAATCCGTATTTAGTAGGGTCAATACCTAACTTTTCTAATATCCATTCTTTTGGTGCTACTTCTTTAATTACGCTTTCGCTAAAGTCAATACCAATAGGGTCTACTGGTTGAAGTTTTAATTCCTCAGTTACCCCTGCATATTGACCTAACATATTAAACACACCTTCAATCTGCATTTGCTTATAGCGTACATAGGTGTTGTTAAATATCTCGTAGCTATCACGCATCTGTTGTCTGTTACCTAATTGACCAGGCACGGCAATACCAAACAAGTCAGGACTTGTAATTTGATGTCCGCTAAATATGTTGGTCTGAATTAACTCGTCTACTCTACTAAAATCTTCTTTAGTTAAATCACTCGCACCCAAATCGTCTACAATAGGCTTTCTTGCTGCATCGTTTACAAAAGCAAGTAAATACTTCTTGCCGTCTGCACCCGTATACATATTGTCGAACTGTCTGCTTACAAGTCGCTTTTCCTCAGGACTTGGCTCTCCGTTTGGTAAGGTAATAAGTTTACTGGCAGAAAACCCTGTCTGTGCATTTCCTAAAACGTGCTTACTAACTTCAACATCACTTTCAATGTAATTAAGCGCACCGAAATAACCAGGAAGGCTATAAACATTCATTCCAGGTCTGTACTCTTTAACGTAAAGTATCTGCACACCTTGAGGGTTAGCAGGGTTGAACGCGTTGTATATCTCAGCCTTTTCTTGGTTGCGTGTAGCTTTCCAATCTTCTTTATACCAAAATTGCGTATTGTCTTTGTTGGTTCTAATCTTTGTGTAATCACAATGCCACAACTCAGCAACTTGACCGCCCATTACAGACCAAATAACTTGTATATAAGCACCACCAAATAGTTCTAAATCTAAAGCAACCTTTTTAGTTAAGTCATTAAGGGTTTCCTCTCTATTAACCTTTTTAACCATATCTTGCTCTCCCGCCCAACCATTGCCAACAATGTAGTTAACCTTGCCACGAATAATAGCATTATGCTTTGCAGATTTGTTAAATAGGTCTAATAAGTATTGCGGATAGTCATTGTTTTGACCATACTGCATATACCCTTCGCCTTTTTTCTCTTTATATTCTGGTTGCTTTGCTTCCGCAAATGTCAATACTTGTATTTCCATTATTGTCTAATTGTGAATGTGCTTGTTGTTTCGTATTCCGTGAATGATATAGTTGTTCCCTCGAGTTCCATAATGCCGCTTTCAAGCAGGTTTAAGCCTGTCGGGTTTGTGTTGGTAGTACTTGTTTGCTCGTAAATTGTATAGGTGTATTGCCCGTTTAAAGCCGTATTAAAGAAGCTATTAACTACAATAGTGAACTCGTTGTACCTTTCCTTGTATGCGCTTATGTCTGTATTGTTAAGCCTTACAAATTTGATTTCCGTATTTGTACTTCTATTCTCAAAAACGAATAGATAGTTAGGACTTGTCAAAAGCTGCTTTTCAGTCAAGGTAAGTATTATGTTTTGGGTTTGCCCCTTAATTAATCTTATCACATCTATAAATATAAACTATTGCGATTGTTTGCAAAATAAAAAACCCCCGCCAAATTAATGACGAGGGCATCTATATACAAAACCAAAACAACCTAAGAACCTGGAGTTGTTAAAGCTGCTGCTACACCTGATGCAACCGCAGGAGCCATAGCAGCTTCTGCACCTGTAAAAGTTAAAGTGTAACCGCTTCTGTCTCCCTCAGCCGTACCTGTACCTGAGTTACCTGCAGTAAGGTCTAAGCCTCTTGTTTTACCTAAGTACCAGAATAAGCCATTGTTATCTTTGGCAACTGCTACTAAAGTGTTTTGAGCCAACAACAAGATTTCGTTTCTTGTGTTCGCTTGTAATTTGTTTAATACGATAGTTAATTCTGGAGCATAGAATACAGTTCCGTTTTGTACGTTTGCATTGATATTCTCAACGATTTGAGAAGTACCTTTTACAAGTTCGTACTTATAGAACTTCTTACCTGCTGCCTTAACAAGTGCGGTAATAACACCACTTGCCTCGGTTGTTGAGGTAACGTCTGCTGCTGCTGCAAAATAAACTTCAGTTATCCCCCCTAAAGAGTCTTTGCAGTCTAAGGAATAATTCTGGGTGAGCGCGCAAGGCATAAATTTGAATTTAAAATTTTAAAAAATGGGTAGGTGTATTTCAACCTACCCTATAAATTATGCTAGAACGAATGCAGCAACTTCATCAGGGAATGCAATATTTACACCCATTTTGAACTCACTTACAAAACGTACTTGGTCAGCTTCTTTAGCGTAGAAAATTTCAAACTTCTCTTCTTCGTTAAGTAAATCTGTACCTAAGAACAAGTTAGATAAACGCATAGCGTAAACCTTGTTTGTTCCGTTAAGACCTGCAACTGCTACAACTTTGATTGTAGTACCAGGAAGTACGAATTCGCTATCAGCCTTAACATCAATTTGGTAATTGAAAGAACCGCTATTCTTAAGAGCGATAGTGTAAGTACGGAATAAATCTTGACCACAGAAGATAGTCATATCATCAGCAGCTACAACTTTTGCAGGGATTGCACGATAAACACCATCAAAGATAGAGATTACGTTTGCAGCAGTGATTGAAGATAGAGGCGCACCTGAAATAAAAGTAGAAGCGTTTGCAGCAACAACACCTGAAGCAGCACCGATTAACTTAACAAGACCATCGAACTTGTTTAAGTTTACGTTTACACTTGAAGTGTCGCCTTGCCATAAACCAGTTTCTAATTGTGCAGCGATTGTCTTAGCTTTCTTTTCAGAATATTCTTGCTCAAAAGGTACGCTATCGTACATTGAACCTGTAGGTAAAGCTTTTTGTAAATACTTAGCTTCAAGGTCTTTAGGACATAAAGCTTCGTTTACTTTAATTTTACCAGGAGTTACAGTTCTTTGAGTGAAGGTAGTAGAACCAGAAGCATTAAAGCCACAAGAAGCACCATCTTGGAAGATAGCGTCTGTTTCCATAATGTTGATTTTTTCGCTTGACTTCACGCCAACCATAACGTTACCTGCGCTCTTAATAAGAGAAGCAGTTTTTGCACCCAATACAGATGAAGTTACAAGTAGAGCTTCGTTTTCTTTTGTATAGTTTGCTAATGCAGATACATCAAATCCCATTTTATTTTATTTTTATTTGTTTAATAAAGCGTTTCTAAATTTTTCAATTCTATTGTACTTCATATCGTGTGTAGTAACATTAGAACTAAAGTTGTTTTTTGGTTGCGCAATAGGTTCAGCGTTAGGTGTCTTAGTAAGTGCTTCTATTAACTCAGCTACTTGACTAAAGCCATTCTTAACTTTTGCCTCTAATTCCGCTACTTGTTTTTTAAGATTTTCGTTTTCTTTAACTAAGGCATCAATGTCCTGTTCCATTTTCTCGTCCATTTTCTTACCCATTTCAGCAGGTGTTTCGTCAGCTTCTTTAGCTTCTGCTTCTGGTGTTTCAATAGATAAGATTTTTGCAGCTTCGTCTAATACGATTTCAGTGCCGTCTGCTAATTGGTGTTCGCCCATTGGTGCAGGTGTTCCGTCTGCCAATGTAACTTCTCCGCCAATAGCAAGTTCGCTAATCATAACCTTGGTTCCGTCCATAAGGCTATATTCTGCGAATGTAACAGGTACTTCGTCAATAGCCTCTTGAATAGGAGCAGGAACTTCTACTGGTGGCATATCCTCGAACAAAGCCCTAATTTGCATAATTGCATCTTTTGCGTTCATCATTCTTTTTGTTTAAATATTAATAAAAGATTTTGTTTATCATTTAACCCGTTGCAATATTTCCTTTATTGCATTCATAAGTTCTTGTTCTTTAGTCGGCTTTGTCTTGTAGGTAAATAACCCCTCTACACTAAAGCCTTTAAATTTGCCCTCTTTAACATCATTCCAAACCCCTTCGTTGTCTACTTTAAAAGAGCCAAACCACGACCCGTCTGGTGCATCTTCAAACCCTTTCATTGGTTGTATACCTCTGCTTGAATCTGTTATAAAACTCTCAAACATTGTTACACCTTCTACTTGTTGTTCAGGGGAGTGCATCAAGTTTACGTTTGATTGGTAGCCTCTTTTGAAAAACTTTTGAGCAATCTTAAAAATAGTATCCTTAGAGAAAACGACAAAATAATCTCCATAAGTAGAGTCACTGCGGAATATGGGGACATCCGCCAACATTAATGGTCCGCTAATAATACGCTTATCTTCGCTAACCACTTCAAAGCGTTGTTGGTTTTTAAAGGCATTCCAATTCTTTTGTATAGCAGGTTTGTCTACGAGTGCCACATAATCCACCTCGGCATCGTCGTTCATATCCTCGCTAATGTCTAATAAATAAACAGGTAAGTCCATAATCTTAAATATTAAGTGTTTTAAATTGTTATCATTTAACCAAACCTTGCTCTTTGCTGAATAGCTGCAATCCTTTGTTGGTTACTCGTTACATCGCTTTCTACGACATAGCTTCTAATTGCTTGGTTACCTATCGCATTAATAGTTTGGTTACTTAGGTTTGTTGTCGCTGCTTGTGGTTGTGGTGGTGTTATTGGTGCTGCAGCTGAAACATTCGGAACAGTCATATTAGCACCGCCGCCACCTGTTGAGCCTGGAACCTTTGTTGCTATAATGTTTTTAACCGCTCCAAAACCTGTTGCTGCTGCAATAGCAGCCGCAGGAATAGAAGCAGGGAACGGCAATTTTAAAGCTTGAGTAATACCTAAGTAAGTATTAATTAATGCAGCAGATATTGCAAGTGTTTTACCGGCAGCCGTTTCTTTTCCTAAAATATCGCTAACCGCAGTTAGGGCAGACGCAGTTTGTTGTGCTAAAGCTATCTTTTGTTCCGCAGCTATTTTATCTATTCTTGCTTCTGCTTCTTTACTTTCCGCATTTGCTTGTTGTATTTGTTGTATTCCATCTAAAGTAAAGTTTTTTGTTTTACCTAAAAATGAAATTTGTGCATCAAACCTTTTATTATTTTCTTCTTCTTGTTGTGCTCTTTCTTGTTGGTCTAAAGCGTTTAATTCTTTTTGACTTAGAGTTTTTGCGTTATTTGCAGCGTTTCTTCTTTTTTCATATTCAGCTAATAAATCTTCTGTAAGTTTCTTTTCATCTGCAAGTTGCTTTTCTATTCTTGCCGATTCTTCTTCTGCTCTTTTATCAGCTTCGGATTTGGCAGCAGCGGCAGCTTGTTTATCTAAATTTCTTAAAGCTATTATAGAAGTTGCCTTTTTTTCGTTAAACTTACTTAGTACTTTTTCAGCTTCCGCAATTGCCTTATCGCCTTCTTTTGCAGTTTCCGCAGGGTCAAAGACATAATTCGCAGCTATTTTATTTGCCTTTAGAATATCCTCTTGTGTTTTTGCTAACCCAAAATCTTTTCCTAATGACTTACCTATACTATCAACCGCACCTAATATAAACCTAATAGGTTTACTTATAAAATCAAGTACTCCTGTTAATATTTCTCTATTCCTTCTTGATGCCTGTATTTGCATCTCTTTAGTAGCCTTAGCATTAGCTACTCCTAATTCAGCTATTCTAATAGCTTCATTAGTTTGCGCAATCTTTAAATTTAAAATATCCTTTTCACTTTTGCCTTGTAATCTAAGTTGATTTGATTGCCCATCTATTGCATCTAATTTTTCTTCTTGTGCTTCTAAATTTTCTTGAGTTGCTTTATTTAATTCTTCTTGTTCACTACTTACACCGCCTACTAATTCTTTAATGTCGTCCCAATAAGCAACAATCGAACCAAGTGCAATAACTAAAAGACCGATACCAGTTGAAGCAAGACCTGCTTTAATAGATTTGAATGCAGCAGCCGCCCCAGTTTTTATTGAATTAAAAGCACCTGTTGCAATAGTACCAAATCTTTTAAAATCTTTAGCAGCATCTGTAATAGTAGATAGTCCCTGCGATAACGCTAAAGCAGATTGTACTTTCAATAAAGTTTTTTCTACTGACTCACTTTCTACACCTAATAAACCAAGTGCACCTTGTACGGCAGTAAAACCACCAGCAGCAGCATTTGCTACTCCAGCAAGTGCCTGAAACTTTTTACCCGGGTCAAACAAGTCAGCCGTTTCCCTTGCTTCACTAATCTGGTCTCTTAAACCAGCTACTTTTTTAGCTGCTTCAATAGCTTGTTTTGAGTAATCGCCAAAATTAGCTTGTGCGTTTATTAATTCTGCATTCGCTTCCTTTAATGCTTTTTTAACGTTACCTATTGATTCAACTGCGTTGCCTTGTACGTTAATATTTATACCTACGTTCTCTTGTGCCATTATTCTTTAATTATATGATGTATCTATTACCTTTAAAAAGGATAACTTAGTTGTGTTGTATTCCATTGGGTTAAAGTTTTCGACTTTATTAAGCCTAAACAATACCCCGTCTATCCAAATGTATTTACTAAAATCTAAATTAAAAATGTCTACTATATCAAGCAGACCAAAGCAAGTTAATAGCTTACTATCTTTGCTTGTTATCTCAGCAAGGTAAGGACTATGAAATGCGTTGAATACATTAGTAGTCGGATAGCTATTAGGTCTAAATTGTATCTCTTTAGGTGCGCCAAAGTTTATGTCATTAGTAGGGTTAATTGGGTCGTCTAAATGCCCTGCATAACCATAGCTTGTATAAGTAGCTAAGTTCGTAGTTGTGTTCATAATGTTCCAAGAACCTACGCCCGTTATCTTCTTTGTTTGCATTATACGAATTATGCTATCCATTCTGTCTTCGGCACTATTAGTGTTTGACTTCTTATATATTGCAGGAAATACTTTGTCTTGACCTGTTGCTTGATATAAAGTAGATGCAGCAAATATAACTTCTAAAACATCTGTTTCTTTTACAAAGTCAAATTCAGTATCGTATATATAATCTCCATAGCCTTCGGTGTACTTCTTGCGATAGTTTTCCCCGTAAAAGTCATTGTCCGTTTTAAACTTGTAGTTATAATAACGAGCATTAATCTCACTCATTGGCTTTATACTCAATGGTTTTGCCCTGTCTATTTTGTTAGTCCAATCTTCTGCCGTAGCTGAAGTAGTAGGATAAAAATCCACATACGGACTAATAACAAGTTCCTTGTCGTTAAACTTATTCTCATAAACATAAAGGTTAAACATTTTAACAATGCTCATAAAGAAATCTCTTTGGAATATACCTTTAGGGATTGTATCGTTTATTGTTATTGTTTCGCCTAAGTTAATTTGAACTTGCGTTGGTGTTGTTGTAGTTAGTTTAACCTCTCCTAAAATAATATTTAGAAAAATTCCGTTACCTAATATCTCTACCTGCATAGTGTTATTAGTAGCAAATGAAATACCGCTAACTAAAATATTGCAATCCATAAAGTTATTAATACTCGCATCAAAATCTTGTCTGCCTATTTGTGCGCCATCTTTTTTTAAGATAACAGAAAAAGCTGGTAGGCTTGGATTGTAATTAGTTACATCGCCACGCAAAGTTAATTGTATGTCGGTTGTTATTGTAGGAGTACCTGTATAAGTAAATAGTTGCTTTGTTATATCAAGTGTAAAGCTACCTGCCGTTACCATTGTGAACTCTACAAACGTATTAAGGTTTGTATTAATTAGTTGTATATCAGCATTGGCATCTAAACTTGTATTGTTTAACGCAGTAATGTTTGTTTGGTTATGTGGTATAATTAATCGTTTAAATAAAGCAGTATCAAAGAATGGGCAGCTAAAAGTATAATCTGTTCCTGCAAATATCTTTTGGATATACTCCTTAACGTACAAAGCAGGTCTAAAGGTTGTGTATTGAAAATCCTTTTTAGCAACTCCATATTGCCCTGTACTAACATTCCCGTAATCAATAAGAGGATAGTAGTAACCAGAACCACCTGCGTTATCCCAACTCGCACTAATATTAGATACGCTATAAGTATGGTTGTAAGAACTAAAATCTAAATCTTCTAAACGTTGATTGCCTAATTGGTTAATAAAACCGCCAAGTTCCCCAAACACGCTGCATTGGTATTCAATAGTTTCTTTGTCTATTACTATCTCTAATATTCGTAAAGTGCCTTTAAATATCTGCACCTTATCAATAAATATTTTACAGTTAGCTTGTTTAGTTACGTTAAAGTTATAACCTACGTTTGGTAAGGTATTATCTGTAAAATTAGCATTGTTAAGTTCGAATATATAACCAAAGATTAGGTTATTGTTAGCCGTTCCTGGTATGCTTATTGTCTTACTAAAAGAAGTATTGCGACTACCGAACTCACTTACATCATCAATAGCATAAGTAAACTCGGTAGATATATCCTGCAATAAATCAATCTTCCTTTCCTCGATGTATATCTCAGTACTAATCATTATCTGAATTGGCTTGTTAAGTATTTACCTACTTCTACTTCAATCTCAAAGTTAAATAGTTTATCCGCACTTTCTAACTTATACTCGTAATTAGTTGTGGTTATGGTAACAGGGAAATAAGCACCAAGTACTTCCATATAAACAATAGGACTTGATACAAGCTGAGCCAACCACGAATAATCTTGTTCGCTAACCCAATCGCTAATAAGCTTATATTTATCCTTATGCTGAATAGCATAGTTGAAAGTCGTTTCGTTATATCTGTTATATCCATCTATGTTTGTCATTTGCCCACCTACAAGCTGCCAGTCGCTTCGCCTGTATGATGCCCTTTGATACTCGCTTGACCTTCTATTAACTAAAGCGAACTTTTTAGTGTCCCAACCGCCAAGCCTATTTAGGAACTCTAAGTTAAATTGTTGGTATTTAGGGTAGCACTTATGTCTTAATTTTATTACCCTTGTTTGTGCGCCACCTCTTTTTAAATAGAAGTTGTAGCCGTATGTATTCTCATCTATAATCGTGCCAGATGCCCAATCGTTAATATGCCCTGCTTGTAGGTTAAACATATTGAATTGACCACCCAATGTAATGTTGCCCGATACTGTATTAGTAACCACGTCTCCGTCTGCTAACACCTCAACCCAAGCTGAGTAACCGCCCGTTGCTATGCGTAGGAAGGTAATGTAAAAGTTATCTCCGTATTCAAGCGTTATGTTATCTGTATCACGCTCGGTTAAAAAATCGTCTGTAAAGTTTTCTAATAGTAAATTATCGTAATAGTCCGATAACACTAAAGGTGTTTGATTCTTTGTTAAGAATACATCGGCAAATAATGGCGGCACAAAGTTGTAAGCTGAGTAGCTGCCAGATGCTAAGTTGGTAGTAGTAACACCGCTTACTTCTTCGCCTATCCTTACGTCATAATCTACTTTAATCTTATCATTTGAAGCTACAAGTATTGAGTTTCCCGAAGGCTCGAAGTAGTTAGTTACAAAACTTCTTACCATTGGAGATGCGTTAAACACACCATAGCTACCTTCTGCACTTGGCGCAGGGAATACTTTTGACCTAATAACCTGGCTTCCGTTTATGTATACGTCATAAACAAATTTAAAGTTTGTAGTTCCGCTATTGGTAGAACTTGACACGAACCACAGATTATCGTGCATAGACGAATAGGGTGCAGGACTACTTGTTATTGTTATTGCCATTCTCGTTAATTGTTTGTCTTATTTGAATTACTGCATCGCCACCTATTGCGACTGCTATGCTTTCAATAAATTCTTTATTAAATATTTGTGCTACTGCTTTGTCGAAGTATTTAGTAGACCTTAAACCTTTAGTATGTATGCTTCTCGCTATCGCCCAAGCCAAAGATTTTTTGCCTTGTATTGCTTTGCTTTCCGCTCCAAGTTTTGTATACTTTTTAACCGCTACCGATTTTAGCTTATTGTAACTCAGCCATTTTTCTATTGAACTTACAGGAACGGCTTTTTTACCTGACTTAAAAGCATAAGGACTATTGCTATCCGCCTTCAAGTTATTTGTACCTTTAACCCCTTTATTTACAAAGTCGTAGTATTTAGATGCTTCGCTTCCTTGTTGATAACCAACACTTAGAATATATCCAGTGCCAAACTTTGTAATGATTGGCAAAGCAGGTTCTGCCAACTTACCAGAACTTGTAATATTTTCCTTGTCAAGTATTTCGGTAATTTTATCGTTAAAGGCTTGACCATACTTAGCAAGTGTCTGCTCTAATATAGGTAGTTCCCCTTCTTTAACCTTGCCAAAGCCTGTATCGCCTATGCCTTGTAAAAAGCTATCCCTTAATGCTTGTATTTGTGCTTTTGCTATGCTCACGCTAATAAATATAAGGAAGGTCTAAAAATAACTAACCCCACCAAAATTGGCAGGGTAGGTCTTATTTGAGTTTTCTATATTGTTCTTTATCGTAATCGGCTTTAGCCTTTAGGTAGGATAGCGTATTTAAGAAGTGTATTGTTCTTAGTTCATAGCTTTGGTCAACTGAGATATTTTCGTGGTCGGCAACAGATTTGGCGCAATATTGCCATCCAAAATCTCGCATAAAGTTTGAACCCCCTTTAGTGCCAACTCCGAAGTCATCCCCTGGTTCATCATCTCCTTGACCAAATAGTCCTTGAAAACTTCTATCCAGTTTCTGTATACTTGATAAAAAAAAACAACCGATTGATAAACGTGCATAAACTTTGTCCCTTGTAAATCGTCTGCATATTCGCTATGCTTAGAGGCATCATAGGTATCGTCTACCCATCTACCATACCAAGTTTTGCGTTGAGGCACAACCATTGAAGCGGATAGCTTATGCAGGTTACCTACTAAATCGGTGCTGAATACTTTAGTTTCAATATATCTGGCTGCTTTGATTTGCTGCACATCATAAACAAAGCGGTAACGTTTGCCGTTTACTTCGGTGTACTTAACAGGCTTACCTTCAATCTTATCATCTAAAAAGTTAAGGGTTGCCTTTAGGTTATTAAACTGCCCTACGCTTAAGCTATCGACCTGAGTGTCGGTAAGGTTATAGATAATACCGACAAGCTTACTTTCAACGTCTAAGTTAGTCCAATCCTTTTCAGGCTTAGTAACTATTGGATAAATCTGTTGGTACTGCCATACTGTTAAATCGTTCCAAGTCATTGCTTATGTTTTTTATCTTGTTCTAATATCTTGTTGCTTTGGTCTATTATCCTAACCCAAACTATTGAAATTAAGGTTGCGAATAGTACTGAGCATAAAATTCCTACTATCATTTTGTCTGGTTGTAAACGTCTCTAATTTCTATAAGCATTAAAATTAGTACAATAACTCCAATTATTGTTAAAATCATTTCTTTTTATTTTAGTGATACGGCTACTGAGGTTGTGCTACTCTTGGCAGGTGGGTAAACTTTTGTTACCTCACCAGTAACTCCGTTGATAATGTCAAGTCCAGAATGAGGCACTTTCTTTAAAAAATCTTCCATATCCTTTTTGGCTTTAGCTGCACTATTGTACTCGGTCATTATCTCCTCGTATGCAGGACTTTCGCATTTGGTATAATCGTATTTAACTCCTACTTCACGAATGTTGAACTTAGCACTCATATACTCAAAGTCCTTGCCGTTTAATACGGCTGCTTGTAATACTGCATCTTTATAGTCCTTGTTGCCCTTTAATGTTTCAAGCATATCCTCTAAGGCTTTAACCTGGATATGCGTTTTTAAAGGGTCTAACTCCCCTGCGTTTAAGCGTTCAATTAATTGGTAGGTAAACTCAGTCCTTTGTTCTTTTGTTGTTTCGAAGATTTGTTGTAATTCCATTTTATATTGTTTCTGGTTTGTAGTTATCAATGTCAAAAAAGCCGATTTCTGACTTATGTTCTGGTCTTCTCATTCTACGCTTAGAAGGTTCGTAACCTTGCTCGTTGCAGTAGGTAAGTATCTCAAGATAGGTTGCATCTATGTTAGACATCATTATACTAATCGGTTCACTTGCGTAATATTTGTCTATGTATTCTTTTGCGCTTTGTGTCATTGTGTTTAATTAAATAGTCAGTTAATGCTGCCATTACAAAACCTGTTGCAATTAGCAGAAGGCAAATAGCGTAAATCATTTTGAGTAGATGTCTTGTAATTGTCCAATAAGATAACAAGCTACTAAAAATACGGCTAAAAGTTGTGCGGTTTCTTTTTTCATTGTGTTTGTGTTTGTGGTTAATTGATATATCAAATATACAACCTTTACACATTCAACAATCAAATGGGCAAACTTTTTTTTAAAATTGTGATGAGCGGTAAATATTAAGGATAAGCGGTAAATTATAGGAAGGCATACCTACCCGTACCACGTTTAAGGCTGAAGTTCTGCCAAGCCAAAGCCAAGCCTACAACCGCATCATCGTGAAAGCCTGAAGGTGCGGAATACTTAACCCCCGTTGCCGTGTATTGATACTCAAATACTTCAAGTTCCTGGCTTATTATCCCTTCAGGGTAGCCTATTTTCCCTTGATGTATAGCAGCCTGTAAGCCTTCCATTAGCTGCTGCTTACTTGAACTTGTGAACTTTAAACCTTGTATCATTACCCCTTCTCTTTGTAAGTCCTCGAGGATAGGGTCGCCAACGCCCGTACTATCGACAAGGATAGGGCATTTAGGCAGCCTAAGGATAGTTTGCTTAGTATTATGCCAATCCATTTGAAAGCGGTCAAAATAAGCTACATTACCGTCTTCGTCTAAGCCTACTATAACAGTCCAATCGACTGACTTGGCTAAGTCAATACCATAAGCTACTACGGGCATTGTTGTTACTGGGTGTATACATTTGCGTATGTGTTGGCTACCGAATGGGTTTGCTGCGTTCTCGGCAGGGTTTGCCATATACTCTTGCTCAAACACAACCTCAGGCAGTTGCTTCCGGGCATCGTCTATTTCGTTTGGGTCTATGTAAGGGTTATCGTATGTCGTAAACTTAAAGCTTTGCCAATCGGGTTCGGCTTTGCTAAACAAACTAAAGAAGTAGTTTTTACCTTTAGGGGTGCTTAGGAATATAGCCTTACCCTTGTAGTCAGTTAAGGTAGGTCTTATTGAGTTAAGCCACCCGTCTTCTAAATTAGGTATAAAGGAAGCCTCGTCTATTACGGCTAAGTGAAACTTTAAACCTCTAAGATTGTCTAACCTTTCGCCCGTAAAAAAACGTATGCTGCCACCTGTAATGAAAGTAATAACAAGGTCGCTTTCGTTTTTAGAGTATATCTCTAATGGCAATAGGTCTACTATCTCCTTAAAGAATATTTTGCCTAACTGATAAGTCGGTGTTATGTAAGCTACACGCTTTTTATTAACTGCAGTTTCTATGCTAATCGTTTGGCTAATCAAGGACTTACCAAACCTTCTACCTGCCATCATTACAATAAACCTACTATCGCATTCAAGTACTTGCTTCTGCGCTGGGTGTGGATTATGTAACTTCAAGCCTACTGTCTGCATTACCTATCGTAAGTTATTTTAATCTCACTTACTTCGTGTTTGTTTTCCGACTTCTCTACTAAGCTATTCAATCGCTGTGTAATGCTTGGATTGTAAACCCCTGCCATACCACCTTCGATTTGGTCTTGTCTAATTGTTTTCTTAATACGCGAACAGATAGTACGAAAATCCTCGTAAGCATTATCTGTGTTAGCAAAATACTTACCTAAATCGCTTATAATTCCTTGATTGTAACAATAGTTTTCAAAGCCTTCTATTGTTAAAGGTCGCTCCCTTAATCTGTAAACTTCGTCACCATCTTTACCTACAAAGTCGTGTACTTTAATAGGATTGCTTTTACAATACTCGCAATATTCGGTAAAATATTGCAGCATTAATTCAGGTGTCTCAATTGCTTTATGCCTACCCATCTATTTTGTTTTTATAGTGCTGACATATTCTATCCATTACGGATAAGTAATATGTGTTAAAATCTTTGTAGCCTTCGTTGTCTTGTTCGTATGTTCTGTATAAGATGCCTCTTAATCTTTGACTTGGTGTTTTGAATGTGTCTACGTCTGTTTTTAAGTTTTCTACTATGTCTTGTTCTTCTTTGCTGAAAGGTTCTTCTTTGATTGCTAAGTAGCAGAACTGTTGGTTAAGCTGAAATAAGTTAGCTGCATCTTTAGGACTTAGTTCTTGAGTTGCTAAAGTTAGCTTAATTGTTTTGTCTTTGCGTGAGGCTATGCTCTCTACTTGGCTTGATAGTATTATCATAGTATGCCGTTAATTATGTCGTTTGCTTCGTCTATTGCGTTTTCTTGGTCGAGGTATGTGTCTACGTCTGCTATATGTTTATTTATTAAAGTTTCTGCCATAGCGTAGGTGTAGTGCCCTATTGTGGTCATATCGTCTCCATTTCTACCTGTCTTACATACTGCAAGGAAGTAAGCTTTGTGGGTAAGGAGTAGCCATATAGCGTTTAGTTTTCTCATTACAAGTAAATATTATAATATGGCTTTATTTTCAGGATATTAAAATAAACTTGGCTTGTTTATGTTATTCCAATTTATCTTAACGTCTACCCTACCAGTATCCTTGATTATTTTTTGACATATATTTTCACCCCATACTTCAACCATACGTTCTGCGCATTTACTTTCTTTGCCAATGTCATAAAATATTTCCTTTAACCCACCTGCGTTACTTCCGTTTGGTGGTGCACTAAAAGCATATAGGGTTGTTCTGGCAGTTTTTAAATTTTTGCTTATTACTTGTATTGCAAAATCACGGTCTTCTTTGCCTTCTACATAAACATTGTACCTTAACCCATTAGTTAAAATATTATTTACATAAACGCAGCTATCGCAAAAACTATTATTTACTAAAGGTTTACTTGCAGACCAAGCAAATTGCCTATATTCTAATGCGCCAAGTGCGATGTTGTTTTGTTCAAATTGTAGTTTAGCATCAAGTAAATTACTGTAACCGCTTTTAATTAATTTGGTATCTTCTCTATGGTATATACCTGTTATGTCGTCATCAAGTTGCCAATAGTATTGTAAGCCATTTTGTTCGGTATATTGTTTAATAAAATTCCTTACATAAGTAATGCCTTTGTTATTTTCTGGAAGAGCAATGATATTATGTTCCTGGAATTTATTTTTATATGCTCCGTAATCTTGTGGCTCTACTACAATGTTTAATTTAAATTGACCTGCATTTAATATTGTTGAACAATTATTTATGCGGTTTTTACTTGGTACAAAAATATTATAATCTAAAAAATCCATTTTTTTCTTGTTTAATTGTTTGTAATTGTTCACTTGGTTTTTTGCAGCTTAACATCATTTCTCTGTAATACATTACAAAAGTTATTCTTTTGCAAGTTTGTTCGTCAAAATTAATGAATGGGCTGTTGCAATGCCACCTATGAACATCAACAAAAAGGACATCTGTATTTTGCAGGTCTATTCCTATACCAAATTCAGGTAAGATAAAATATGCGCCAGTCCAGTTGCCTTCTCTATAAGCAATTAAATTACCAAAACCTTTTTCAAGGTCACCACTATCTTTATGTAATGCAGTTCTAAAATTTTTATTAACTGTTATTGTACTAAAGGAAGTGTCTTCAATAACATAATTTTTGCTTGTACCTTCTGCAAATTCTTTTTGTATAGCATAGTGCTTTGGGCAAAGTTCAGAATATAGCTTATCAATATGTTTTACAAAAGGTATTCCGTTATTAAATTTATCAAAGTGCTTCCTACCAAATGCAGTCATTCTACAATAAGGAACCATAGCATTGCTATCCATATAACCTACGTTGCCGCTTAATACCTTATTGCCAACTGTTATTTTACTTATGCTACCGTCTTTCCTAATACGTTTATGGCTGCCACCACTGGTAATGCCACGGCTTTCGGTTAGTTCGATACTGTATTCAAAATTATCAACACCTTGCTTTAGTACTTCTAATGGCAATACATTTTTGCGAAACCTAAACAAAAGATTGCCGTTCATATCATAACCATCTGAATCGTGGTCTATGATTGGGTGCTTAATATATGTTTCATCTAAAAAGCTCCCTTTTAATGATTCACCCTGTTCGTCTGACATTATACGTTTTAGCTTATAAGTTTCCATATTCTTTTTTTAATAGGTGTAAAATAAGGTCTGTAATATTACCTTTTTCTTGGAAACTTTCGCCAAAATGTTGCTTAATGCCAGTTTTACATAATAACTTAAATTGTTTTAATTCTTGTTCGCTCATATACAGTATTGTGGTTGTAATATGAACGTCTTCAAGTTCATCGTTGTTTATCGGTATTTTATTACCGAATAGGTCTTGTTGCATTGTGTTTAGTTTAGTTAATACAAATTTATAAATAATTTTTAATTAACCAAATATTTTTTATCTGCCCTGCCCCCTATATGCTTTTTCTTTTGGGTTATGTTTGTTAAAGGACTTCTTTGCAGAACCTCTTTTGCGTTTGCCAAAGCTAATTTTGTTTTTATTCTCGTTACCCTTTGCCATAATTTTTTGCGTGTATGTCTTTTAAAAACTCTTTATATTGTTTTTTGTCTCCGTATTCTATGTGGCACTTCCTACAAAGTCCCATTAGGTTTTCTATTACATCTGCCTTTTTATTGCCACCCATTCCCCTTGCCTCAATATGATGCACGTCTACTGCCTGTGCGCCACACACTTCGCAAGGAATGAAGTCCGTTGTTTTATACCCCATTCCCTGCAAATAAATTTGTGTGTGTTTCTGCATACTTTCCCCATTAATTTTTCCGTTAGTTAATAAATAAAAAATTAAGTATGCGAATTATTTTGTGTCTATTTCTTTTATTTTGTTAATTGCCCATTCAACTCCACTTGTACCTCCCCAAGCATCCCACATTAAACCGCCACAACCTTCGCTATAAGGTACGTCTTTATGTTGTTGATGTCTTTTAAACGAAGCCATACGGGCGATCGTATCTCGACTAATCGGCTCACGATTTGCTAATTGCCTTGCTCTTGCTTTGCCAGTTGCTTCTCCGCACGAACCCCAACCATTTTTTTCAGCCCATTCTATTGCCCTCTTTGCGTTGTTAGTAGCTGACTCAGGATAGTCGGTATAAGATTCAGCAAATTTACCACCTGCAAGGATAGCTTTCCATACTTGCATAGCTTTTTCCTCGGTATCGTAAACACAACCGCCTGAGCCTATTCTATATTTCCCATTTGAGCATTTTATTACTGGCATAGTTTACTATAAATATACTTTCGGTCTAAATTTATCTCGTCAAAGTTATACTTCTTTTGGCAGAACTCAAACAACTTCTGTCCGCTTTCCTTACGCAAATCCGCATCACTTACTAAATCTCTTATATGTTTATACCAATCCTTTTGGCTTTTAACATAATGCACGGGCATATCAAGGTAAGGATTAACATAGCTAACTATGGCAGGGTTCTTTTTAGCAGCCGTTTCTAATACCTTTAAATTGGACTTCATAGCGTTGAACTTGTTATCTACAAGTGGGATAACTGAAATGTCTGAGTCCGTGTAAGCACCCATATATTCCGTAACCTTTGCATAGTTGTAAATTGTAGGGTTAAGCTTTAGTCCGCAAGTAAAGGCATCAATCATTTTATCCCATATAGGTTTCTCCCCGTCATTGTAACCTGCTATTACAGTTCTTATATTCATACCTTGTAGCCTTTTAAACGGCTGCCTAAGTATTTCTAAATCTCGTTCGTGCGTTCCGCTACCTGACCAAAACAATCTGACCTTGT